GGTTATCGCATCGCAATCCACAACTCCCAGAGTCGCAAGTATATCAAGCGAGTGATTCGCAAGTATACCGACAGGATGGCAAGCCCATCCCATGCTGGACATGGCAAGCCTGTTCACGTTGTCTGGAATTAAGCCCTTGACTTTACGCAAAAACCTGTCAGACTATTAAAAGAATTAAGATCCACCCAAAGAAAAAAACCATTATGAAAAACCTATCCGATCAAACTCTCGTCAACGCTCTCGTCTCCCGCATCCGTCTGGAACACAAGATTCCTTCCCTGCCATTGTTCGCAAACGAGTCTCACAAGAAAGTTGCCCAAGAGGCAATTGCTTCAGTTGTGTGTGAAGTCCAAGACTTTATTGCTGAAGCTATTGGAGAAAAAGAAGCCAAGAATTTTGCTTCTCGTTGCCTGAAAGATTAATTGAAAAAAAGATACACTATGCCAAACACTCACGCATTCACCGCAACCTACGAAGTCCTTTACTTTGATCGCAATGGCGATCCAGTCGAGAAACGTCATCGAGACATCCGTTCTGGCTATGGCATCACCCTGGACGATGCTTGTGGTCGTAACTGGTTCGAGAGCGATGGACGGCACAAGGTCGTAATTCTTGAATCTGAAAAGATCAGCATGGAACGCTACAACCAACTGCTGGGCTTTGATGAGTCCAAGCTTGCAGAAATTACTCGCCACCACAACAAAGGAATCGAATGAGCATCACAATCGGAAAAAACTATCAAGTTATCAAAAACAAGAAAACCAACAATTACATTTTAGTATTTAAAAAAGCAAAGTGAAAAATTTATCAGAAGTCCCTTTCGTCCTTACCTCGTTAAACCAGTACAACATTATTTTACGTAAAGATAATTCATTTTATAAACCGACTGGTCGAGATCTACCAATGAGCATTGACTGTGTTCTAGCGAATGAAGATAGGCTTGAGGAAGTGACCGACCAGCTTAACCTGCCAAGCGACCAAGCGGTTTGGGTATTGCACGACGAATAGTTATGCATACAAATGCTATCACGCTGCAGCCCGCTCTATGACTGGGCTGAGGGCCCGATGGCTTTTTGGCACGGGGCGTGCAGGCCGCCCCGTGCCATTTGGCTCTATCACTGGGCTGGCGGCCGATGCTTAGGTAAGTATTAACTTATATTAAAAGTAGTATTTTTCCCGAATTAAATTCGAATTAAATGGAATTAATTAATTTCCTGCTGAATTTCTCGCAATTTGGGGAGCTTTAAGCAATTTTTTGTGCATTTATTTTGCTGTTTGGCTCTATTAGTGGTCTCGTGGCGTGTTTTTTTTCTCGTATTTTCTGAAAAATGGTTTATTATGGTAACATACAAAATTAAGAAAGACCTAATTAAAAACCACATTATGAAAAAAGAACAAAAAATCGCTCGCCTTCAAACTCAACTCAACGAGTGGACTGCTCGACTTAACAAGTCACGCAAGCCTTCCCTCATTGCCATGCGTTCGTTGCATGTCAACCACATCCAAAAAGAGTTGAACGCTCTAAAAGAAAGTTGAAAAAAACTTTCCTATTCGCTTGACTTTGTCAAAATTTCTGTCAAACTATTAAAAGAATTAAGATTAACCCAATTAAAAAAACCACTATGAAAAACATCGCTGATCTCCCACAAGAATTCCAAAACCTCTTTGCCGAGCTTAAGGCTGAGAAAGATATCCAAGAGGGTATTGACGGCACGCAAACCCAAGCCTCGAAAGAGGACATTCTTGACGAAGTAGTTTTGCTCAAGACTGAGGTTGACGTTGACCCCATCGACGAAGACGACGAAGAGCAGATTGACATGGACGCAGTCAGCCCTGCAATGCTCGCAATGTTCAAGTAAACATATTAACTTATATTAAAGTTATGGGTATTGTAATTTTAGCTTCTGCCATTTTTATTTTCGTAGCCGTCGAGAACATAGACTAGTCAGTTCAAGCACTCCCCCCCCATTTTTCAAAAAAACGAGGGCCTGCAATTATTTTTTAGCGGGGGTGGGTGGTTTTTTTCACAATCAAAATCGATTTTTAAAAAAAAGAAACTACGTCACCACTTACCGTGGACGATATACGCCCTAGGAGAAGTTTCGATCGAACTCCATATACTTAGTGGTCAGATGGGTTTTAGTGGGGCGAGCATCTCCACCCGATTGTACAACCCTAAATTTCTGGCCGCTAACATCCATCCAGACGCCAACGTTTGTGCTCCATCCAGGATTCTCTGAACCCACAAAATGCTTGTGGCTCCATAGTTGGCTTTCAATATATTTCTTATTCCACTTCTCCAAAACAGGAGTATTAGGAGGAGCATAAAACAAATCTCCATTATGATCTTTCAGCACAGGATAATTATTTTTGCGATCAACCCCCTTAAATTCAGGAAATTTAAAATCACGCCAAATTTTAGGAGAAAGCATAATCCAATCAGTGGCGATACAGCCAGGACCCCAATCGTGAGAATATATATCAGCATCAAAATCAGAAACATTTAAAATATTCTTAAAGCCCTCGTCCGCAATAACATCGCAAACAGTTAAAATTACAAGGCCATCAAAACCAACAGACTTTAAATGACTGAGGCCTAAACTAAGTCCACATGTACAGCCAGGGATATGTCCTGGGTTTTTGAATTGTTGACTATGATCTACTAGGTCCCCCTTTTTATATTCTACTCCATTATCAACAGTAGAAATGTTATTAATGAGGTATGCCCGATCTCCGAGCATACCCCTAAACCAATTAGACCAAATTCTCTCTTCTTGGATTTTAAGTGGGGTGTTCATCCCCACGGAAATTAGAGCAATGTCTTGCTTCATCGTTGGGGGCTTGAAAAGCGATAGTACAATGTACATCTATGCCAAACACCTGGCTTATCAAAGCGAGCGCGGCTTTCTTGCGCCTTGCGTGGAATTTTAGACCGTGCTTCAGCGTAAGCTCTGGCTTCTGTCTTCCCAAAGCCATAACACACCCCAAAGATTACTCCTGTACGTTCTACATGAGAAGAGGGAGGTTGACTGTTTATAAGTGGTGCAGCAAAAAACCCTGCAAGTAATATAGATACAATAAGCCGTAGCTTCATGAATTTCCTTTGTTTATGTTTGATTAATTTAATACGTCGCTAACTACAGTCGAAGTATCGAGATCTTCTTCAGAGATAGTTGGATTGACTTGGGCTTGTACCCCTTGTCCTGCTCCTAACTGTTGTTCCAGCTGAAAGGTTTGATAATCACTATAAATTTGTTGCAGCTGTTCGGGAGGAGCTTCGGCAATGCGAGCTTTCCCTTGTGCGACACACTGGTTTTCAATCATGTTCAATACATAATTAAAAGAAATTGATTGGAACATTTTGCCAGCTACAAATTGCGCAAGCTGGTCGAGTTGTTCTTGAGTAAACTGAATTTCTGAATTTGTTTCTTGTTCTGACATAATTCCCATAATAAACTAATCGACTTTAAAAGTCAACAGAAAAAGGATAAATTTTTTCAAAGTTTATGATGGAATGGGTCTTCGACTCTCTTATGATTCTTTTTGGCGCGTAATCTAAACACAATAAACTCTTAGTTAAATTTTTGAGCTCAAGGGTCTCAATCCTAACGATAATATTCGAGGCATCTCTATTATGAAAAATTTCGTGAGAAAAAGACTCGCATATTTCAATTGCTTCCATTTTTTTTCTTTATATCTTTATTTAAAAGTTGGACCACATCTTCGATTTGATTTTGTTTAATATAGTCTGCGGGAGTCTGGTTGTTTAATTCTACTCTTCCCTTACTTAGCCATTTTGCTGCTTCGTAGAGAGAAAAGCTGGACGTGAGTTTTGTCATTAGTTCCATTTTATTCATATATCGCTCGTTGATTATAGTACAAATCCTTTTGGTATTTTTTTATTAATATTTGTTGTTGTTGAATAATTTTATCTTGACCCCTGCTAATTTTGATCAAATCATAAATTGCGACATCTGCTCGTAGTAATAGTTTATTATATTGCTGAAGCTCTTCTTGGTAGGCTTTGTAATTTTGTGAGAGATAATACTCATATAAACAATACTGTCCGAGGGTATAGCTAATGAAAAGTATAAAAAATAACGATCTCACGTTTAAATATACACATGAAGAGTGTATTATATAGCAATGGCACAAAAAAAGGCTTCTCAACAACATGGAGAGAATTTGAAGGCGCTAGACTTTAATGGTCTTACTTCTCATTTTCACGTACAATCTAAAAGGTTAACAGAAAAACAAAAGCAGTTTCTCGAAATAGCACTAGATTCCAAGACAAACATTATTTTCTGCGCTGGGCCTGCTGGAACAACCAAGACCTACGTCGCGGTATATTCTGCTTTGCGATATTTGAGCGCAAATGTAGATCTCGACTTGCTCTATGTTCGAACTGTGGTAGAAAGCGGAGAAAGGAATCTCGGCTCTCTTCCTGGAGACATAGATGAAAAATTCAATCCTTACATGGCTCCTCTCGATGATAAATTACGTGAGATGATTAAGCCGTCAATCATTCCTGAGTTGATATCTAAATCAAGAATTCAAGCAATGCCTATTAACTATTTAAGGGGAGCGAGCTGGAACAATAAGATTGTTGTGGCCGATGAAGCTCAAAATTTTACTTTTAAAGAATTAACTACTTTAGTGACTAGACTAGGGGAAAGTAGCAAACTTATCATTTGCGGGGACTTCCTTCAATCAGATATTAATGGAAAGACAGGATTCAAAACCATGTTTGATTTATTTAATGATTCATCGAGTCAAAGGAGAGGGATTCATACTTTTGAGTTCACCAAGGAAGATATCAAGCGAAGTAAAATTCTTAAGTATATCATAGGTAAAATCGAAGGAGCAAGCTAGTCTTGGTGTATCTTAGAATAAGATGGATATTATCATTGCCGCAACAATAGGAGCCGCTGCCACGATTGCAGCGGTCATTCTTAAAGCTTATCTAGGGTCTTTTTTAGAAAAAGGCAAACTTCAAAAACATACCATTCAAAACGAAGATGTTTATCGAGCGCTAGAATATTCGCGTAATAAAATTGAATGCGACAGGGTGGTAGTTTACGAGTTTCATAATGGAGATGTTTATTATTCAGGAAGTTCTCAGCAGAAATTTAGTAATACTTACGAAGTCTTATCTGAGGGAGTGAGCTCTGAACTCAAAAACCAACAAAACTTAAGGGTTTCTTCTTTTAATAGATTTATTAAACCTTTAGTGGATGAAGATGAATATGGGTTTTGGGACATAGACCAAGTGGAAGACATTGTAACAAAAACTTTTTTTGAAGATCAGGGCACAAAAAGTACATATTGTGTACCAATTCAGCTATTAACTGGAAAAATCATTGGCATACTAGGTATAGACTACGTTAAAGGAGGAAAGAAGCTAAGCGCCCAACAGAAGAATTTTATTAAAAATCAGTCATGTATTATTGCGGGCTATTTAAAAGCTTGAAAAAAAAAGTATAATATAGTATGAATATTCAATATTGTACGTCATGTGGCTTTAAAAATGTGTACGGGGCACAGGCTCCGAATTTTTGTGCAAAGTGCGGGGCGCCCATGTCCCACACTTCCGTAGCAAAAAATAACGCTAATAATCCTGTTGTCGAAGAGGTCGAGCACGAAATAGTTTCAGAGGGAATTCCTAATATACGGGGGTTGGAATATGAAATCCAGGGGATGAATGAATCCAAGGTGACTTTTGAGGATCTCGTAAGACAGGGTCCGAGCTCAGAAGCTCCTAGGTCAAAAAAGAAAGGTCGCAAACCAAAACCTCCTACGCAGGATAAGATTTTGAAGGATAGCCTAGATATATGTAAAAGTGCTAAATTTAAGCCTTCCGACGAAATTGAGTGAGAGTTACAAAGATAAAGCGGCAGTTATAGATAAAGAGCTTGCCAAGCGGCGCCACAAGTGGTTTCTTTATTCTGTTGCATGGATGGATTTTGATGATGTTTGTCAAATCATCCGAGCGCATATCCACAAGAAATGGGATCAATGGGATCAAGAACGCCCTTTAGAGCCATGGCTTAATCGAATTATTTCAAACCAGCTTAAAAATATTCTGCGCAATAATTACGGAAACTATGTGCGGCCCTGCTTGAATTGTCCTTTTAATCAAAGCGGACCTCCAGAGGGAGACGCGGCAGGGCTATGTGGATTTACGGAAAGCGGATTACAATGCTCGGAATGCCCTCTTTATGCCAAATGGGAAGCTACCAAAAAAGACGCATATAATACTAAGATGGCGCTCACATTAGAAAATCATGCTCAGGAGGCAGCTCTCCTGCCAGAGCCCACCTTCTATGGCCTAGAGACGTCTATTCAAAAGCTACACCACCGAATGAAGGAAGAATTAAGCGAAAAAAAATGGAAAATATATAAGATGCTATATATCGATAACTTGGACGATGAAGAAGTGGCGGAGGTTATGGGTTATAGAACTTCAGAGAAGGGCAGGACTGCAGGATATAAGCAACTACGTAATTTAAAGAAATTTTTTAAAGAGAAAGCACAGGAACTGCTTTTAAAGTATGATATTATAATCGATGACAGATAATGAGCTAACCTCCCAACAAAAATCTTTTATTGACGTAAATCACAAGTCAATTCCTGATTTAATTGAATTAACTCGTAGGGTTTTCAATGATGACTCCTTAGATGGCAGAACTAAAGAGGGTAAGCTTGTGAGAGAATATTTAGTGGAGTGTGGATTTAAATATAACACCACAAAAAAGAAAAAGGCTAAAAGAATCTTACTCGACGATGAAGAGAAGGAATTCATTGAGCGCTCTGCACAAGACGGCATGAATGCTTATCAAATCGCATGCATCGTTTGGCCTGAGAGTCATATCACTCCCCTCAGCAAAGAGACCTTGGTGGTAGGAGAACATATTAAGAAACAAAAGCCCAGCTTATTGAGAATGGAAGACTCTGCTCTAGGAGACCAGTACCAACCACCTCAAACAGTATCAGCGACAGTTAAATTGATTAATGTTTATGCGCATGGAGATTTAAAGATTGATAAATTGGCGCTAAGACAAAGAAAGTGCGTAGAGTCAGTTTTGCAGTTCTTATCTTCTCCTCGCCTACTACAAGTAATCAATAACTATACAGACGTTACAGACAGAGAGTTATTTGAAGCAGAGTTCATTCGTACTACTTGGGATAAGCCAGATCTAACAGCAGATGAAATAAATCTATATATCAATGTATGTATAGACTATGTTAATCTAAAGAACATTAGTAAAGCAATGGAAAAACTAAATAGAATGTTCCATGAAGCTGAAGATCAAAGAGATATGACAGTAAGACTTGCTGAGTTATTAAAAACTAAAAGCGACGAATACAATCAATGTGAAAAAAGAATGGAGTCGCTCATCAACCGTTTAAACGGTGATAGAGCGCGTAGAATACAAGGAAAACAAGAGGAGAATGCATCTATCCTATCTTTAGTACAATTATTCCAGGATGAGAACGAGAGACAAATTATGCTTAGAATGGCAGAAATGCAAAAAGAAGTGGTAGAAGAAGAGGCAAGAAATATTGAATCTATGCCAGCCTGGAAGGCTCGTGTGCTTGGCATTAGTAAAGGTGATGTGACGTGATTGATCCATTGGCTCCAAATCTTTATTGCAAAATCTGTAGTGAAAAATTCAATACAGAAAGATCATTGCATGCCCATTTCAAAAAACACAAATTAACTCTCGCAGAATATTATTGTCAAGAGTATCCTCGCATTAATAAATTAACTGGTGATCCCCTTCCTTTTAAAAATAAGTTTGATTATTTTACTAAGGATTTTAGTACAAGGGATCAGATGAATAAGTGGATTGATAAATCTCCCGAAGACGAAGTCAAGGAATACATTATTAATCAGTTACGTTTTCGCATTCAACATAAAAAATTGAGATATGCTCCCTTTCATCTCGAATTAGAAATGTTAAAATTGCCTTCTCTTGACATTTTCATCAAATACTTTAATGCATATTCTAATGTATGTAATCAACTTGACATTGAGCCTTTATTTAAACGGGGCCTTAAATCTCCCCAGCAATTTTTTGAGAAAAACAAAAAATTTGAAGAGGTACCTATATTCATTGATACTCGAGAGCAAAAGCCCTTAAGCTTTACAAATTCTCAATCCATGAAATTAGATTTCGGAGATTATACTACGGGAGGAGAAAATTATACATATACCTACGTTGACCGCAAGAGTGAGTCAGACTTCAAGGGAACCCTAAGCCAAGGCTTAAGCCGCTTTAAAAAGGAACTAGATCGCGCAAGAGAGTTTAATAGCTTCTTGTATATAGTAATAGAGAGCGACATTCGAAAGATACAAAAAAATAATCTATTCGGGCCACATAGGTCAAACCTGGAATATATCTTTCATAACCTAAGGTCGTTAACCCATGAATATCATGATGTGTGTCAGTTTATGTTTACTGGGAGCAGGGAACATTCTGAAACGTTAATTCCTAAATTACTTATTGGAGGAAAGAGTTTATGGAATATAGATTTTCAATATTATATAGATAGATATGGAACTTGTGGTCAGAATTAAAACCAGCCTTCCTTATCGAGGGGGCGGCCACTTTAAGTGTTTACCTGGGTTTATTAATCTATTCAGCAATGGCAAGTTTCTCGTAAAAGAAGGAGGGGTCGAGGTATATAGAGATATGGAAGACTATGATATTTACATTAAGCCTTACGATACGTGGCTCGATCTTGAGTATGCTTATGCAGAGGGCTTTCTGGACCCCTCAGAATTAAGGAGGTGGCCATGAGCTGGGAGGTAGGTAAGCAAAAGTATAAAAGCGGGAACGCTAATGAAAGGATTTCAAACAAGAAGGGGTTTCTTGAAGAAAAAGAAGCGAAGCTTTTGCTATACGAGTTCTTGAGAGAAAATACTACGTTCGCTGTTGATCTCCTTAGCGGAGTAAAGCTCTTTCCTTTTCAGCACATGGCTATTAAGGCTATGATGGAGACTGACTATTTTTTAGGGGTGTGGTCGCGAGGCATGTCTAAATCGTTCACCACGGCTATTTTTGCTTATTTAGATGCAATTTTAAATCAAGGAGTAGAGATTGGTATTCTTTCTAAGTCCTTTAGACAGGCCAAAATGATCTTTAGGAAAATTGAAGACATCGCTGCAAAACCCGAGGCTAAATACCTGTCTCAATGTATTACTCGCAAATCTAAACAAAATGACCAATGGACATTAGAGTTCGGAGATAGTAAGATTCATGCGTTGCCTCTTGGTGACGGAGAGAAGCTTCGTGGATTCAGGTTTCATAGAATTATTATTGATGAATTTTTGCTTATGCCCGAAAGGGTTTATAATGAAGTTATTGTGCCGTTTTTGTCAGTTGTTCAAAACCCTACTCAACGAGAGGATTTATACAAGCTTGAAAGCGCGTTAATTGATCAAGGTAAGCTGAGCGAGGAAGACCGACATAAGTGGCCAAATAATAAACTCATTACTCTGTCGTCTGCTTCATATAAGTTCGAATATATGTATAAATTATATCAAGAATTTGAGAATCTTATTCATGGCCATATTAAAGAGGAAGAGAATCCGTATGGAGAAAATGCTAGAAGGGTAATCATGCACTTCTCTTATGATTGTGCTCCTAAGGCTCTTTACGACCAAAACCTTATTAACCAAGCTAGGTCTTCTATGAGCCAGTCTCAGTTTGAGAGAGAGTTTGGGGCTGTATTTACTGATGATAGCTCTGGCTACTTTAAGACTTCTACAATGGCAAAATGTACAGTGCCCGACGGGGATACTCCTTCTATTGAAGTCGCTGGAGAGGCTGGAGCAAAATACCTTTTGGCTTTTGACCCCAGTTGGGCAGAAACAGAAAGTAGTGATGATTTCGCAATGCAAGTTATAAAACTTAATGATTCAAATAAAACTGGAGTGCTCGTCCACAGTTATGCATTGTCTGGATCGAAACTCAAGGATCACATTAATTATTTTCATTATATCTTAAAGAATTTTAATATTGTTGCTATTGTTGGAGACTATAATGGTGGAGTCCAATTTATTAATTCTGTTAATGAAAGTAAGCTATTTAAGGATGATAACATCAAAATTAAAACTATCGACGCAAAACTTGATGACATGACCAAGTATAATGATTCATTACGAGAAGCGAAAAGGCAATATAAAGATGGTGCGATTTGCTACCTCAGGACCCCGACTTCTGCGTGGATTAGACAAGCAAACGAAATGTTACAAAAAAACTTTGATCACAAAAAGCTATGGTTTGCAGCTAGGGCTATTAATGATGAATATCATGCTCAGCGTACAAAAAAAATAAATGTTAAAAATATTAAGTATATTACGGATAAGGCCGACACTGCAAGCTTGATTATGGACAATGACTCAAAAATGATAGATTTTTTAGAACATCAACACGATATGATAAATTTAACTAAGGCCGAATGTGCCCTTATTCAGATTAAAACGTCTCCCCAGGGTACGCAAACTTTTGACCTTCCCGACAATCTAAAAAGACAAACTGGCCCAAATAAAGCTCGGAAGGATTCTTATTCTGCTTTGGTTCTTGGAAATTGGATGACCCAGATTTATTATGATATGATGAACTCTAAGGAAGCGCCTCCGCCAGTTGGGTTCACTCCTATGTTTATAAAGTAATGTCCTTAGAAGTTATATATAGTTTACGGCAAGAAGCTAGAAAGAAAGATCAACTCATAGAGCGCTTGAGGCTAGAGAACATAAGGCTTAAGCAACAGCTTGAGCGTCTTGCTAGATCCGCCCCTTTAAAGAAGTTGCAAAGTTAACTTTTAACTTTCGATAACTTTGGTGTATAATATCGCATGGCACGTAAATATACTAAACGATCGGAATATTGGGAAAAGTTTAAAACCAAGGGGGCAGAAAAGCCCTTGAGTGAGCTATACGAACTTAATTCTCCTTGGCAACCTAGCTTTGAGGGGGAGGCGTATTTCACTTCAAGCGCTGCTTATTCTCGGCGCGTGGGCGGCGGAAGTAATTCGGGCGGCTCTACAGGTTACCGTCAAAATGCAGCAGCTACCCAACGTATTTTAGGGCGTTATGCGAATATAGCTGAGGGAATGCTTCCTTACAATTATCGGGAGCACGGAGATGTAGACATGCAAGATGCGATTGAGTTATGCCAAAAGGCTTACGCAAATATTGCTATGTTTAGAAATACAATAGATGTTATGTCCGAGTTTTCTAATTCTAATATTTATTTAGACGGGGGTAATGAAAAAGTTAGGAGATTTATTTATAAGTGGCTGGAGAAAATTAAAATCTGGCAATTAAAGGACCAGTACTTTAGGGAATACTATCGGAGTGGAAATGTTTTTATTTATAGAATTGACGGCAAGTATTCTCCAGAAGACATTCGTAAAATGCAGACTATTTATGGGGGAAATAATAAATATATTTCTTCGGGCAAAATCCCTCTTATGTATGTATTTTTAAATCCTTATGACATAATAGCAAAGCGCGCATTGCTCTTTAGTTCAACAGAGGGAGAGTTTGGGAATTACTCAAAGCTTTTATCAGAATATGAGCTAGAGTCCTTGCGTAACCCAAAGACGGAATATGACGAAGAGGTTTTTAAGTCACTTCCAGAGTCAACACGAAATAAGATCAAAAAAGGGCAATGGACCCAGGATGGAATTTTAGTAAAGCTTGACTCTACTCGTTTGATATATTCTTTTTACAAAAAGCAAGATTATGAGCCTTTTGCTATGCCTTTTGGCTTTCCTGTTCTTGACGACTTAAACTGGAAGATTGAGCTCAAAAAGATTGATCAGGCTATAGTCAAAACTGTAGAAAATGTTATACTTTTAATAACTATGGGCGCTGAGCCAGACAAGGGTGGGATTAATCCTCACAACCTTACTGCCATGCAGTCTTTGTTTAAAAACGAAAGTGTAGGCAGGGTTCTCGTTTCGGATTATACTACTAAGGCTGACTTTGTGATGCCTGATTTAAATAAAGTACTTGGTTCTGAAAAATATAAAGTAGTTAATGAGGATATACGCGAAGGGTTACAGAATATAATTGTCGGTCACGAGAAATATAAAAATACTGAAGTAAAGGCTCGTTTGTTTTTAGAGAGACTAAAAGAGTCTAGGGAGGCGTTCTTAAATGATTTCTTGCAGCCTCAAATTAAATTAGTATGTGAGTCTTTAGGCTTTAGGGATTACCCTATTGCTTGTTTTGAGGATATTGATTTGAAGGACGAAGCTCAATTCCAAAGGGTTACGACTAGACTTATGGAACTGGGCATACTTACTCCTGAGCAAGGCATAAGGGCTATTGAGACAGGTGTTTACCCCAATAAGGACGATATGACTGACGCTCAAAAAGAGTATGCAGACGAAAGGGAAAAAGGTTATTATAATCCTTTGGTAGGCGGAGTGCCTATGATACCTCCTGCTGTGGAAGAGTTTGATTCTGTGCCACAGACGCTTAACAAACCTCCACAGGCAATTAATAAAACCCCGCAGTCTCCTGGGCGCCCATTGGGCACTAAAAAAATCCAACAAAACGCAGCGAAAACTCAATACAGTAGAGCCAACATACAGGAAATAGTTTATGCTACAGAAAAGTTTAGGAAATTTTTAACTCAAGAAATTAAAGGCTTTTTTAAGATCAAGAGAATGAGTAAGCAGAAAAAAGAACTTTTAAACACTTTGTCTGAAAGTATAGTGGTTTCTAAAAACCAAGACGAATGGGAGGCGGCAGCAAAAGCATGTATTGAAGATTTTTCTACTATTGAAGGTCTCATGGCTCTGCCCGAAATTAATGAAATCGCTGCAACTCATGAATTAAAATTGTACGAGGCTGCATTATTATATCATAGCAATAAGTAATATTGGAATTTTAAGTGTACCTAATATTGGGATGAAGGATTTTAAATATAAAACGAGTTTCTCAAGCTCTATATTGGCTTGTACTGATTTTGAAACATTGGGCCTCTCGGAGACAAAAGAAGAGGGTCCTTGGAATATAAGTAGAGCTTCTTTAGAATCCTTAAAAGAGGTGATGCCCGCAGGAATTGATTTAAATAAGAATATTGATTTGCTGGGCGTGGCATTTAATGCCGCAGTGGTTAATACATTTAATAAGAATGGAGATGGCATCTCCACAGAAACCGCTCTCTCAATAAAAGATTATTTTACTCATAAGCCTACAAATATTGAGCATGATCGACAAAAGGTTGTTGGGCATGTGGTTAGTAGTTCGTTTAGTGAGTTTGGTTCGAGCAAGCTTTTGACTAACGAGGAGGTTGCGTTAAAGAGAGACCCTTTTAACATCGCACTGGCGGCTGTAGTTTACAAAACAGTCAACCGCCCATTCGCTGCATTATTAGAGAACGCAGAAGAAGAAGAGTTCGGAGAAATTGTTTCTGCCAGTTGGGAGATTGGCTTTAATGATTATGTAATCGCATTAGGAAGCAAGAACCTAAGCGAAGCAACATTGATTACCGCTCCCGAACAAATAAAAGAATTTGATGAATTTTTATTATCCAATGGAGGAGAAGGTAAAACTGAGGATGGCCAAAATGTATATCGCCTTGTAAAAGGAGAGGTTTACCCTTTGGGTATCGGTTTTACCACTAATCCCGCAGCTGATGTTAAAGGCCTAGTAGTTGTTAACGAGAATCAAGAGCGGTGTCTTGCGGTAGATAAAAAATCAAAAAACAGTTCACATTCAAAACAAACAGTTGTAAACACTGAAAAACAATCTAAAGCTATGGAAAATCAACAAATTACAGAAAAGTTACAAGAAATTTTAGATAACAAGCTTTCCGAACAAAAATACGCAGAAGAAACCGTCGCTAATATTGTGACGGTAATTTCTGATGCAATCAAGGAAAAGAGCGCAGAATATGTAGAAGACCGCACCCGACTTGAAGAGGAGAAAGATCGCCTCGCAAAAGCCGAAGAAGAATTCAAAAGTTCTGTGTCTGAGCTCCAGGATAAACTTAAATCTACAGAATCTCAATTGTCTGAGTTGCAAAAAGAAAAAGACGAGCGCGAGAGTCAAGCTAGGTTTAATGAGCGAATGGAGTCCTTAGATGAAATCTACGAACTTGAAGATGAAGATCGTCAGGTTTTGGCAGAAGAAGTCTCTTCTTTGGATGACTCGGAAGAAAGCTTTGCATCTCTTCAAGGTAAATTATCTATTATGTGGAGACACAAGGATAAATCTTATCTTAAAGAACAACAGGACATTATGGAAGCTCGAGTATCTGAGCAGGTTAATAAAAGACTTGCTGAACTCGAGAAAACCGATGCTTCTGTCGAGGATGCACCCGAAAGTGAATCTACCGAAGAAATTTTAGCGAATGCAGAGGTGGAGGATGAGGTAATCACCAATAACAATGGTCAAGCTTCTAAGCAAGAAGCAACGCTTACCGAACAATTTAGAGCAGTTTTTAATAGAGAAAACGTTAACATTAAATATTAATTATAGTCATGGCATTAAGAATATTACCATTTCGGCAATATGTCGAGCAAGACGTCATTAATCTTTATGCTCTTCAGGGGTCAGATGTAAATGCACAGCTTGACACCAGGGGCAATGGAGATGCGGGCGTATTTGTAAAAATTACGAATGGCGATTTAACCGATGGTCCGATTGAATATCAGACCGACAGTTATCTCGGCAAAACGGATTATCCGTACGTGGGCAGAGATCAGTATCCTGCTGTTAAGCTTCGCGTTGGCGTTGCAGGAACAGGAGATAACGTACTGGGACTGACCCTTAACCAAACAGCCCTTAGGGATGAAAATGGAGAGAAGCTTCTCTATTACCCTCAGAAGGCATTAGAAAACCAAGCAGTATTGTCTGGACAAGCTGTACCTGTATTAAGTCGCGGAGTGATCGCTCTCTCCTCTACTGCTGCAGGAGCAGGAGGCAATAATGGTTATACTAATGATTCAAATTGGGCTATTGGAAACAATGTTGTTATCGCTGAGGGTGCCGCAGGCAAGCTCAGTGGTGTGAATCCTGTTACCGCCCGCGTCGCTGGGCCTGACGGGGATATCGGCAGACAAGTTCTCGGTACTATTTTAGCTACTGGAGAAAGAGATGCTACTAACCGCCAATCAGATCAATTTGTAGGCACTTCTCACGGAGCGTATTCAATTGTGAAGGTTGACTGCCGAGGCTAAGAAAGGAAGTTTAAAAAATGAATATTACATTAAAAAGAACGGAAGAACAATTAGAACTTCTCAAGGCCATGGGCTCCCGCAATAGGGACGTAGCATATGAAGCGCAAGCCGCTATAGGCTCATTCATGTCCCCCATCCTCGCAGAGGTAATCAACAACGCTCCTGTAATCAGTAACCTGTTTACTACGCTGAGCTTTAACCCCGATGACAATCCAAGTTTGCCATTAGACCTGTATTACGATATAACTTCTGAAGATTATATCCAGGTTTATTCGCAGTCTATGCCTGGAGGACTCCCGACCAATCATGTAGCTCCTACTGCTAGCGAGCTGAAGTTTGCTACCTATACTTTAGATAGCGCTGTCAGTTTTGATAAGAAGTACGCTGCAAAAAGCCGTCTGGATGTTGTAGGCAAGACCTTTACGCGAGTGGCACAAGAGATTCTTCTAAAACAAGAGAGGACATCTGCTAATTTGCTTTTAGGTACCCTTGCGGATACTCAAAGCGCTAGCACTTCTCATGTTATTACATCAGCCGCTGCTGGGCGATTCCTCTTGGCCGACCTTAACTCCTTGATCACTCGATCAAAGAGAGTTAATGAGTCCTGGTCTGGAGGCACCCCTCTTACCAAACGCAGCGGAGTTACTGACCTCTTGGTCAGCCCTGAAGTAGTAGAGGATATCCGAGGCATGGCTTACAACCCAATTAATACTGAGGGAGGCAACAAAGGAGACGGTGCCTTCGATAAGGATTGGGGTGTTACCGCTCCAGATGAAATCCGAAAAGCTCTCTTTAATGATTCTGGCGAAATGGCCAATTTCTTTGGAGTGAACATTATGGAAATCTATCAGCTAGGACCAAGTGAGTCATTCACTAACATCTTTGCTGGCTTGGGGAGCTTAACTCGCAATGATCTAGTTATCGGCCTCGATCGCTCACGGGAATCTCTTTTCCGCGCGGTCGTACTCGATTCCGACAGCGGTTCAGAGTTTACTCTGTTAGCTGACGATCAATACAGTGTCCGTCAATCTAAGATTGGCTATTATGGCGCAGTAGAGGAAGGCAGAATGGTACTGGATAAACGTTGCGTATTTGGCGTCGAAGTTTAATCAGATCTTCTTAACTAATTGAACAAAAGAGCCGCTCAATAGAGCGGCTCTTTTTGTTTCTCTAAAAATGGATTTTTGTGTAAAAAATCTATAGAATAAATAAACTTAAGGATAAAGGATTTTATTATGACAAAAAAAAGGAAAACAAGTACAGGTAAGGCCACCGCTAAGGTTACTAAAGCGAAGGCAAAAAAAAGCAAGCTTGACTCGTTAACTCAGGTTAACGGAAAGGACGAGCAAATTCAGCGAGCTAAAGAGTTAGAGGAATTGGTGGGCATGAAGACAATAAATCCATACGGGACAACTATTGCATCAGAATTTGATAACCAGTTAAATGATATGTCTCTGGTCGATTTACAAGAGTTGGCCGTAAGAGTGGGCGTTTTCCCAAGCGGAAACAAAACTACTTTGAAATCTAAACTTCAAAAAGGGTTTAGAGACTATAATAGGTCTAGTATGGTCGTTCCGTCTCCTAGGGAAATTAATATTCCCGACACCAATAATCCTAAGACTCAAGAAGCGTTGCGCTTAATGAGAGAGGGTTTATAAGTGAGTGAAATAGGGGATTTTTCTACAAATATTTGGGATACTGAATTCGGTGATGAAACTGGCGTTGCTCATAAGGCAGCTGAGGTTTCGTCTATTTCGGGATGGATTCAAGGTAATTTCGGCCTTTTAAATAATTATATTTATACTGCATTTAGCGGATCGGCTGCGGGAGACGTATTTCCTGCAGGGTCTTTTAAGCTAGAGGAGCAGAATATCTATAAGCAAATTTACCTCAACCATTATTACAAAAAAGCTGGCCGTAATGTCCTCAGGGGCATTGATGGCACTTTAAATGCAGACGTGGATTGGGTTAGGCTGAAAGAAGGAGATACTATTATTCAACGGCCCAAGCGCACGGAAACTGCAAAGATATATCTGGATTTAGCCAAAGAGGCCGCAGAAGAGCTAAAAAACTTAGTATATTATTACAACTCTTACCAAGCGTCTCCAAGGCAAGTGGCTGGAGATGACGGGAGTCCTTATCCCGAATCGGGCGTAGCAATAGTGTATAGATAAGCGTTATGGCTGATTTATTTTCAGGGGCACAAAAAAACCAACTCGAAAAAGTGTTCGAAGATATGCATGATACTTTCGCTCGAGATATTACAATTTACAAAGTCAAGAAAGATATTTTTGTAGCAACAAATCAAACCTATAACGCTCTTTACTCTCGTATCAAAGATGCAACTTCATCTAAAAAGACCGTCTCTTCTACTACCGTAAGCGCACGAGTACAATATTTATCCAAGCAATACGTTAGTGAAGAAGCGGGATTTAAGGCTCCCACTAATTTGCCTATCTCTGAGGGTCAGCTGCGAATCAAACTAAATGAATCGGGTTATACCTCTTTTAAGTTTGCCAATAGAATTGAAATAGATGGGGTAGTCTGGAAAATGAATACTGATGCATCTAGGGTGGGTTTATTTTCCCCCGCATATTATGTGATATATCTAGAAAGATCAGGCTAGTGAAAATACATAAACTTCAATTAGCTAAAACGATATCCAATCAGGCTCCCAAGGTATTGGCTCCGCGAATATTCAAACAACTAGAGGCGGAGTTTGAAAAGGCAAAAAGAGATTTAATTCAAAATTTTGAGCAACATCTAGTTACTAGAGAGCTGGATGCTGGGCCTGAGTCTTCAAATATTTCTAGCACGCTAGGAGGCGTAGGTAATCTACATGGATTTATAGGGTTCGAGCCGCACGATAACCCTACTCAAGCATTGAGGTCGTTAATTTTGGACCAAATTAAAATTCGATCAAAAAAGACATCTAAACAGGGGTTGATTTTTTCCATTGACATTAATATTCCAGGAGCGGACGACATTGCTGCTGTAACCCCGCTGCCGTGGGCTCCAGGATTAAGCTGGGCGGAGGGAATCGAAAAGGGGTTATCTGGCCTTGGGAATTATCTTGTAAAGAAAACAGGAGCTAGTAGATCTGGACAAGGAATACAGGTAGATGTCCAAGTTCGAGGAAGCTCTTTCTCTCGTCAAGATTACATGACCAAGCTACTGGCGGATTTCATTAAAGTACTAGAAGGGGGCATAGAGATTTTATGAAAGTAACATTTGATCATGAACTACAGTCTAGTTTTTATTTATGGTTTGATGACCGTTTAACCCGCATGGCTTCAGGTATTCAGCCTGACGTCTCTATGACTTTTACAAAATATTCGGACACTTCAGATGTTCCTACTAATTTAGACGCCTACTATGGTCCGTACCGCCAGCTAGTCGGCAATGGAGACTCTGTCCCAAGCGGAGTTTATATCGATGGCGTATTTAAAAATCAGAATACTTCCGCAGATGAATATTTATTAATTGATTTCAACGAAGGGAGAGTGATCTTGGATCCAAATGAATATGGCACAAGCTTATCTGTTAGTGGGGATTTTTCCATTAAAGATTTTAATGTTTATATGACCAACGATACAGAAGAAGAGCTTTTGCTGGATAACACTTTTATTATAAATGATACAGATCAAACTCAACTCCAGGCAGCTCAAAAAGAAAACCTTAATCATTATTCTGTCCCCGCATGTTTTGTTACAAGCGTTACGTCAGAAAATAAGCCATTTTGCTTCGGTGGGACTGACACAACTGAAAGCAATTTAAGAACGGTAGTTTTAGCTAATAGCAATTATGGATTAGATGCTGTATTGTCCCATTTTAGAGATACAAAAAATTTAGGCCTATATATGTTTTCGTATGATGAATTTCCTTATGGAGAATTTTTTCATATAAAGAGCCCGCCATATTCGTATAAAACCATGATAAGCGGCAAGATGCCAGACATTTGGGTAGAGAGTGTCAGGACCTCTAAGCTCTATGATCGCAATAGCACTTTGCGTTTAACCAAGGGCATTAAGGTGGGTTTTATTGATTTTAAATTATCAGTAGTGAGAAACCCTCGCGTGCCCTCTTGAAAAGAGGTTAAATAAATTTTCCCAAAGCATTGGGATTGCTGTAATAACGTATAAAGTTTAAACCTTAACCTTAGAAATTAATTTAAAATGGCAGAAAGAAATAGAGTTTTATATCAATCTGAAGCATTGTGGGTCGGCCCAATAGCGGGTGGCGCACAGGGAGTACACCCCGAGTTGCACAGAATACAAGATATCAGTCACGATATGGATATCACCCGTACTGATGTTTTTGAGTTTGGTAGATTGGCCGCGTTGACTCGCGAGATCATCGAACCACCTACAGTTAGCCTGGATTTTACTTATCTCCTGGCAGATGGCTCCAACGAAGCAAATATGGGCCTTGAAGTTTGTGATGGAGACGCCGCTGGCGGATCCACCCATTGGATCAACGGAAGTTTTCCTATGGCCGCAAGTGGAATCATCGCTGACACAGATAAGCAGGAAAAGAATTACTATGTAGTTACCGCTCCAGAATTTAAAGACCTCAATGATGACAAGGACGTCAGCGTAGCAGACGACACTCGTTCGGTTGTTGGATTCGGTAACGCTGCAATCTCAAATTACTCAGTTAATGCTGCGGTTGGGGATTTTGCACGCGCTAGCATAAGCGCCGAAGCTTACAACTTAAACTTCCAATCGGGACTAGCGTCGTCCGCTGGTTATCTGCGCGGTGAAGTTCCTAGTATTAATAAGGAAACCAATAAGGCATATGATGGGCATTTTAACCTGTCGGAGCCAACTACTGGTGACCTTTCTGTGTTTGCTCTGCGCCCAGGCGATATTAGCCTGAAGTTCGGTGCAACCGACGGAAGCAGAGATCAAACGTTACAGGTTGGTGGGGCTGTATTGCCGAATACCGATCCTGATGACACAACCGAGGACCTAAGTGATGGCTTGACTCCCATGCATATTCAAAGCTTTAGCATTGAGATGCCTGTTACTCGTACGCCGCTTAATCGCTTGGGCTCAACCTTCCCTTACTACAGGGCTGTTGATTTCCCTCTGGATGTCACATTAAATGTTAGCGCATTTCTTGCTGATGTTAGTACTGGTAATTTAGTGGACCTTATGTGTAACGCTCAGGACAAGCGCCAAATTGATATTATTTTGGACTTCCCTTGTAGTCATTCTCTTAATGACAGCTATGGTGCTAACATGGCCTATCGTTTAAAAGGGGCAGTATTGCAGAGCCAAAACTTTGCATCAACCATCGGAGATAACAAGACTGTTGACTTGACATTTACCGCTCAAATGGGAGGATCTACAGATACCTCTAACGGGCTGTTCATCTCGGGCTATCAGAATGACGTTTCTTAATATAGGAAGAAAATAAAATGGCAGAAAGAAATAGAGTTTTATATCAATCGGAGTATGTGTACGTTGGTGGCCCAACGGGCTGGGGAGGCGGAACAGCCAACCAGATCCAACCTCTTCATAGAATCCAGGAGTTTAGTCATGGAATGGAAATCAATCGAACTGATGTTTTTGAGTTTGGTAGATTAGCAGCCCTGACTCGGGAGATCATCGATCCCCCTACAGTAACCGCCGACATGACATATTTGTTGGCTGACGGCTGGAATGAATCAGGAATTGGTTTTACCGTCTGCGGAGCAGGCGGCGTGGGCGACCAAAACGGCCGTTCATGGATGGCGGGAGATTTTCCTCCAGCTATATCAGGAATCCTTCAGGATGACGACGGAAATGATGTTAGTGAAAAGAATTATTACTTGCTAACTTCCCCCGAATTCACAGACGCAGATGATGATGCGGGTGCAGCTGTAGCGGATATGACCCGTTCAGTTGTAGGCATCGGCAACGCCGCTGTTACGAATTATACAGTTAACGCTGCAGTGGGAGATTTTGCAAGTGCAAGCGTTTCGCTGGAAGCGTATAACGTTAACTTCACATCGGGTCGTGCCGTAGGTGCCGCTGGTTACGTGGTTGAGGGAGAATCTCCTGATGTCAACAAGACTACGGCAGCTGCTGGAGGAAATCAGTATATACTTCCTGATCCTTCTACTGGTAATCTGAGCGTATTTGCTCTGCGTCCTGGGGACATCGAGATGGTTTTTGTATCAGGTTCGGATGGACTCCCTGTAGACTTGCAGGTTGGGGGCGCTGTATTGCCCACGCTGGATCCAGATTCGGCTACAGAACCCGCTCCAGATACCCCAATGCATATTCAAAGCTTTAGTATCGAAGCTCCTTTAGCTCGTACTCCTTTGAATAGAATTGGAAGTGTTTACCCTTACCACAGAGCGGTAGACTTCCCTCAAGACATTACCGTAAATGTTAGTGCATTCTTGGCGGACGTAACCACTGGTAATCTGGTAGATCTAATGTGTAACTCGAGCCAAACTCGAACAATTGATGTTCGTTGTAGGTTCCCGTGTGATTCTCATGACAGAGGAGACATTCAGCAAGCAGGAAGCAGATACGACTTAATCTATCGTCTCAAAAATTGTCGCCTGCAAAGTCAAAACTTCGCGTCCACCATTGGTGACAATAAATCCGTTGATTTGTCGTTTGTCGCTCAGTATGGCGGAGTCAGTGATACTGACAACGGTCTGTTTATCTCTGGTGTGATTGATTAATATCATTACTAAAACAACTTACCAAAAACCCCTGCAATTATGCAGGGGTTTTTGTATTATACAGGTGTAATACTTACCATGGGTTACCTGCGGAATATTTATGGCGACCAGAATATTTATATTCAGGGGCAGCAATTAAAGGGAGTGCAAGGCTTTGATGCCGACTTCAATGTGCCGCTTGAACCTATAAATGTGGCAGGGATAGGTTATGGCGTTGCTGTGGTAAATTCTAGCTTAGAAGGTAACTTTTCGGTGAATCGATTGGTAGTGACTAAGGAAGATCCTGTTGCGGGATATTTTGGAACTCCCATTGATGGGCATGTAAAATACGGACTACAACAAGACGCTGATCCGTCGGTTAGTATGAAGTTTGCGTTTGGCACGGGCTATATTAATTCTTATTCTTCTGACTGCGATATTGGTGGTATTCCTTCATTGGATTTTGGCGTGACTGTTTATGGAGACATGGGCAACGGAATTCGCACTGATTCTGAGGTGGATAATACATATGATTTATTAGTAGCTAAGCCTGGGGATATAATCTTCTCGGGAGTAAGTGGAGAACTTAGCAATAGAATACAATCTTATTCATATAACGTCGATTTAGAGCATCAACCCGAGTATGCAATTGGTAGCGGCTTTGACCCCGCATTTTGTATAACAAGATTACCTATTGAATTGAGCCTTGAAATTTCTATGGCGGTAGATGATTTTAGATCTGAATCAATGCAGTCTTTAACATGTAAGGATGGGGTGGATGTTTCGGTAATATTAAGTGGGTGTGGCATGGATTCTCCTATTCGTGAATTTAAGATGCCTTTAGCTAGGATGACCAATGTTTCTGAGAGGTCTAGTATTGGCGAAGAGTTGATGGTAGATATTCAATATAAATCTTATGTATCAGGAACAAGTGAATTAACAAGTTTAGTAGGAGGCGTAAATGGCTATACAGTTTAAAGATTGTCCTGTTATTCTTAATCCCGAAGATCCTCCAGGCAATAGGTTGTCTAAGGTTTTGGTTTTAGCTAAATCAGCTACGGTTTCTGATAATATATCTTTAACTGAAATAAACAATTTGGGTACAATCGGAGCAACAAAAGCCCGCCCTACGGATATAGTTAACGGCTCGATTAATATAGACTTTACGTATGGTAACGGAACGTTTACTGTAGGAGGAGAAACTCTATCTTCTCCCTTGTCTGCTTGGATAAACGAGCTCAAGGGTTCTAATCAATTTATAAATGGGAGCATTGGCCCTTTCGAATTTAATAAGGCAGTTTTTCGCAGCTTTTCTATAAGTTGTAGCCCCAACTCTGTGATCGACGCATCGTTGTCTTTTGATTTTTTTAATTCAACTTTTAAGCAAAACTCTTCTGGACCTACGATAACTCTAGCAAATATCTCTGCTATAGGACACGGAGGAAAAACATCTGCCGATTTCTCAGACGCCTCAATAGGCATGAATTCCCACCCCTTTTCTTTTTCTTATACAATCGATCAAGATTATGAAGTTCATAGACTTTTAGGAGAAGTTACTCCAAAATTAATCGAAAGAATCAATGGGAGTATTTCAGTAGATATGGAAGGAGATAATTTAGGTTCTGCTTTAACACGAGGAGCTAATACTATATGTCAAGATAAAATTACCGAAGCAGAATTTATTATTAAAGATTTGTGCTCTGCGAGTTTTACTGATAGTTATAAGGTTAATGGCTATATACAAAGCCGAAATATTTCGCTCTCAGACAATGATATTGCTAGGGGTGAGCTTTCTATTGTGGATTACTTTTGATAGAATATTTCTTTAATATATTTATAATAAGTTATGGAATTGGACCCTAAGGACGTGTTGGCATTTCAGGTGAAGAGAGATTTTGTGAATTTATATAAAAGCTTTCTGGTTATACTGGAAGACCTGGAAAAGGAAAATGAAATATCATTTAATAAGCTCAAGCGGCAAATACCCGCCGAAAAAAACTCTATTGAATGCGCCAATTATTTTGACGAGGCAAAAATGGAGTATTTAAGAAAAAAGATTTTAGATACAGGGAATGGGTATATTAGACGCTTCAATGGGGAGCTGGAAAAATACAAGATAGATTTTAACATATAGGTTATGGCTAAAAGGGAATTATATAGTTTTACGGTAGATCTGGAACAGGAGGTTGAAAAGACTGTTGAGGTCGAAAAGGAAGTGGAGGTCGAAAAGGAAGTCGAAGTTGAAAAGCGGAGAAAAAACAAGAAGACCAATAAGTTTGAAAAGTACACAACCACGCAGTTGCGTAAGGTTAAGGAAAAGCAAATAGTAAAAGAATTACGCACAGAGATAGAGACTACTCCAGTTCGGATTATCCTTCGCAAGCCAAGCAGGTCTCAGCTCGAGGATGGAGATATGTTTTATAGCATCTGGCTTAATAAGTTTATTAAGATGGGGCTTCTGACTAGATCGATGCTTGCTAAGCAGCATTTGGATTTAGGCGGTACGTTAAGCGAAGACGAGAAACAAAGATACGCCCAGTTATATGTCAAGCTATATGAGCAGCAAACCATTGTGCAGAGACTAGGAATCATCGCAGACGATAAAATGACCGTTGATCAAAAAGATAGATTAGATCGCGCCATTGCAGAGCTGGGAGTAATTAGAAAAGAGCTGACTGATTTTGAAACTGTGCAAGCTGCCATGTTTGAGCATACAGCAGATATTAAGGCCAGAAACAAGACAATTACTTGGTATTTGTTGCACCTGGCCCACTATCAGGTAGGCGAGTCGGATGACGCGGATATACTTCCAATGTTCGAGGGAGCAGACTTTGATGAAAAATATTCTTCGTATCAAAATAGAGACGAGGAAGAGGATGAGATTTATTTAAAAAGCATTGACCGACTCAGTTCTATCGCAACTATCTGGTATATGAGCGGAGTTCAGCAACAGGAAGATTTCGACAAGCTATTAGAGGAGGTTCAAGAAGAAACCTTACTCGATGTCTGAGGAAGAAACACAAGACGAAGGCTTTTTAGTAAAAAAAAAGACTGACGAAGATTTACTTCGCAGGGTTTTTTTACATGTTTCCAAGGGTTATTCTATTGGCTCTTATGAAGGGAAAAAAGTATACATTAAGCATACTACCGCCCTGGATCAAGACGTACTAGATGATCTAAAGCAAAAGCGAATAAAATACCTAGAGGATAAGGGCATTCCTTCTGAAAAGGAGCGGATGCAGCAGCTAAACGAAGAAGGAGTCTGGACTTCAAAAGATGAGGAATCCATCGCTCAACTGGAGTCTTTTTTGAAAAACCTCGTAGGTACAAAGAATACCCTTTTATTGCCGTCACAAGTGGGAGCTATGGAAACCAAGATCAAACAAACGGAAAGCGAGATATTTTCCAAGAAGCAAGACAGGGCGGCTTTATTAACTGATACAAAAGAGGCGTACGCAGATAGATATATTAGTGACGAAACTCTATACTTTGCTTTTTATAAAGACCTGCAGCTCACTACCCCATTTTTTGAGCGTGAAGTTTTTGATGATATAGAGCGGGTGGATATGTATGGTTTGGTGCAAGTTTATAATGAATGCTTTAAGGATTTGTCTATACTTAACATTAAGAAGTGTGCTCTTAGCAATATGTTCACTAGTTATTATCAGCTCTGCGAGCAAGAGCCTTATAGATTGTTTGATCGTAAGCCGTTAGAGCTAAGTTATTATCAGCTTAATTTACTTAGTTACGGCAGGGTATTTAAATCTATATTGAAAAATATTCCTGACATTCCTGATGAAATCCGCGACGATGCGGAGAAATTGTTGGAGTTTGCAGAGACTGGGCACGAGAAGCAAGAAAAGATTAAAGAACTTCAAGGAAAGGGGAAAAATCTTGGATCTAAAAAGACCGCTCAATCTATTGTCGGCGCAACCAAGGAGGACTTGGATAAAATGGGGTATAATCAAGAAAACGTCATTACTCCCATGGAGATGATGAGAAGAGCAGGAAAGACTTCTTTATCGTTGCTGAACAATGATTTATAATTTAAAAAAATATTTACCAATAATATTGGACTCTGAGTGTAATTAGATTCAAGGATAATGGCGGATATTTCAGTAAGAGTAAAAGCTGTAGGATTACAGCAAAGCATTACGCAGCAGGCTCAAGCAGCGCAGCGTACGGTAAGCCGTTTGAATTTAACCCCACGAATGGACGCCAAGGGACTGCAACAACCCTTGGGAAGAATCACGGGAAACCTTAGTGAGTTTAATAAATCTCTTGACGCTTCTACCGCTCGTGTATTTGCCTTTGGAGCTACAGTATCAGTTATTAATGGTATTGCTGATGCATTTAAGGGAGTTGTTTCTGCCGTAATAGAAGTAGAGCGAGCTCTAGAAAATATTAATGTAGTCATGGGGTTGACCACTGCTCAACTAGCCGATTACTCCGATGCTCTTTTTGATGTTGCGAAAAATACCAGTCAAACCTTTCAAACTGTAGCTACAGCCGCCACGGAATTTGCGAGGCAGGGCTTAAGCGCTGAAGAAACACTACAAAGAGTTAATGACGCCCTTATACTTACTCGTTTATCGGGATTGGGTGCAGAGCAGTCGGTTGCTTCGCTCACGGCGGTAGTTAATGGCTTTGCTCGGGAGAGCCTCAATACAACAGAAATCGTTAATAGACTAGCTAATGTTGACGCGAGTTTTGCGGTTAGCTCTAAAGATTTGGCAGACGCCTTGGCTCGAGCGGGAGCGACCGCACAGTCTGCGGGCGTAAACTTTAATGAACTTTTGGCCGTTGTAACATCAGTGCAGCAGCAGACCGCTCGTGGCGGGTCTGTTATTGGCAATGCTTTTAAAAGTATATTTACTCGTATACAGAGAGCAAAAGTACGAGAAACACTAGAGGGTGTTGGCGTTGCTACTACAGATGCTTTCGGAAACTTTAGATCAGCAATTGCCATCTTGAAGGATTACGCTTCTGTTTATGGCACGCTTTCAGACGCGCAAAAAGCCTATACCGCTGAACAAATCGCAGGAGTCTTCCAGGTTAATAATTTAAAAGCTTTAATTAATGATTTGAGTGGTGATTTTTCTATTTACGAACAAGCTTTAGGCACCGCAGCTGCCACCACCGACGAAGCCACTCGCAGAAACGAGCAATTAAATCAAACTTTTGCGGCATTGGGCGCCCAAGCTGGAGAGAGCATTCGGCAGTTGGCGGATTCTTTTGGAGAACTTACGCTTGAGCCCGCCATGGAAAGAGTACTCGGCATGGTTCAGACAATCGTGGACGCCTTGAGCGGAATGCTGGGAGAGAAAGATGGAGATAATTTAATGGGCAAATTCTTTAAGGGAATGGGAGCTTTTATTTCTGGCCCTGGCCTCGCTTTGATTTCTGCTGCATTTCTTAAATTGTTTATGTTAGTGGGAAAGCATGCGACTGCCGCTATCAGGGAGATGTTTAAAATTTCCTCCGAAGCCCAGCGACAAAAAGGGCTACAAGAAGCGATCTTACAGATACTAATTAAAGATGAGCAGGCTTATACAAAAATCTTAGCCGCCAGCGGTAACCAAAATAAACAAGCAAAAATTTTAGTAGGCATAATAAAGCAGGCCAATGCGGAATACGCAAAACAACAAGCTCTTCTTTCTAATTTGTCTAAATCAGGAGCCATGAAGGGGTTTGGCGTCGGGAAGAGTGGATACATACAGCCTATAAGCCGCAAGGCAGAAGGGCATACGCCGACTATGGCTGGAGGAGGCATGCCCGAAGTACAGGCTGCAGAAGATGCAGGTTATGCCTCTCCCGTAAAGCCACAACAGGTTAGGCAGATGAATGTCCCCAATTTGGGTAAGGTAATGTACAACACTCAGGAGAAAATCGTTAATGTTCCTAATTTGGCGCAACCATTTATTGTCCCACCTGCTTCTTCTAAGGCGTACCCTAATTATGCAAGCCAAGTTAAGGAGCAGTTTGGAGAGCCAATGGCCAAGAATGTTTTAGGTAGAGCGTTTACTCCAAAACAAAGAGCTTTTGCTGAGGGGTTTAGCCCCATTAAAAAGGGTTCGTTAATGCTTGAAAAAGAATACGCAAGCAATGCTTCGGGTTTGGTTCCTAATTTCATAGTTAAGCCCGCGCAGTTACAGCAGGAACTTATTAAACAAGGTTCATTAAGAAAAGGGGATATCCTGGATAATAAAAAAACTTATGAATATAAGTTTTCAGATGGAACTAGCGTACTCGGAAAGCCTGGAGAGCTTAGGGGTGCAGTTACCATGAATAATGGTAAGCTTGTTAAAAATGAAAACTCTTTATTTTTTAAAGATCGCTCAATAAATCCCGCTTCTAGGAAGAGTCTAGATCAAAGCTCTCGGGTTTCGATGCTGTTACCTGAAGCTACAGCAGGAGATGCAGCGACTCGTGTGGCGACACAAATTTCAGGGGGCACCTTAACCGAAACCCTAGGTAAACCAGGCGCACTGACAGAGATAGTGGGGCCTGGCACAATAAAAAAATTAGGAGGAGAGCAGTCTGCAAAAACCAAATTACAAACCGCATTCTCCAATGATGTTTTCGATGTTAAGTTTTCTAAGTCAGGAGTGCAAGATTTAGAAAACCAAACTTCACTGCGAGAAAAAATAGATAGCGATTTATCTTCAAAGGTCACGCAGGTTTTGACTGGAAACGCCAAACAACTTATTAGCAAGTCAAATTTAAAAAATGTACCAATTAATCAGGCAGAAGTCAAGGGCCAAGCCGAAAAATTAGTAGGCGCGAATTCTAAGATGACTGGCACAATGTTTGAGGATATTGTTACTATTGCCGTAGGCAAATCAAATGAATTCTCTAGTCAAGATCATTATAGAAATTGGGACTTCCAAGGAGTTGGTGCTTTAAACAATTTATTCGATAAGCGAGTTAATGAGTTTGCTGATACAAAACGTTCTGATCTTCCTCACGCCCGCGCTTCAATGGCAAAAAAAATATTATTTGGCACTCCATTAGGAAAGCAAACCCTGAAAAGCGCAGCCCAACAGGCGCTCCCAACGCAGCGGGCAGCTAAGGCTAAGACTAGGGCGTCGGGCTTGGTTCCTAATTTAGGCCGACTAGATGGTCAGCAAGAGTTCTTTCGTAATGCAGGAAAAAAGATGGGAGGACGGAACCCTAGAGCTAAGATTTTTGATGTAGATGATACATTAATGGATACTTCTGTAGCTATGAAAAAGATGGGTATTAAGCCTGGAGATCAGAGAATCTATGGAGACAAAAATGTTTCACGAGACATCGCTAGACAGGCAAAGCCTACGCTTTTGGGAGAAAAAGTAAAAGCTCTAAAAAATAAAGATAATGTTTTTCTCTTAACTGACGCTGGTCCTGCGCGCAATCAAGTTCTTTCGGAAAAATTTGATATACCCCTAAAGAAAATAATTGCTTTACGGGATCCCGCGCAAATCTCAAAGTTTGGTTTGGATTCGGTAGTCCCCTCTGCCCAAGGTCTTCGTAGGCAGAAAAAAGACCCTTCTTATAAACTAGAAAAAGGTTCGCGGG